GACCGTCCTGGCGTAAGGGCGAGTAGGGAAAACTGAACGGAACGGGAGGGGATTAGCGGCACAGATCCCCTCCCGGCAAGAAGGTGAAAGAATGGGACAGTTAATCAAGATGAGAATGAACGACGGAAGAATCATCGCCGCCGAACCGATGGAGGCGATGGGAATCACGAAGGCCCACCTTGGAGTCCCCTATGATTCCGACTTCGAGGAGAAACTCCGCAAGGAGACCGCCTCCGGGAACAACGCTCCCGAGACGGCGAGCAATCCTCCGGCGGCCGAGAAGGCGCTGGCGCCCGAGGCGTCATCTATGAAGACCGCCATGCGCGAGAAGATCAAGAAGGGATCGCAGAAGAAATGAATTCGTCCTGGACAGTGACAATTCAACCGGCAGCCGAGCCCATAATTCTCCCCGATGCGAAGACGCATGTCGGGCTGACGACGGACGAGACGCAATGGGATGGCTACCTTCCGGGGCTCATCCTGGCCGCTCGCAAGATGACCGAACGCCGGACAGGTCGCGCGATGATTACGCAGACGTTGACGATGTATCTCGATCGCTTTCCGGCACAGACGATCTATCTCCCGGTCGCTCCCGCGGCATCGATATCGAGCGTCAAATACTATGACGCCGGCGGCACGCTCACAACCCTCTCAGCTGCATCTTATCAGTTCGATAAGACGATGACGCCCGCGCGTATCATCCCCGCATACGGTTATTCATGGCCGACGACGCGAACGATGCTCAATGCCGTCGAGGTTCTATTCGTCGCCGGATACGGCGCCGCGGGGTCGGCGGTCGACGGCGACCTTATCCATGCAATGAAACTACTCATAGGGCATTGGTTCGCGAACCGCGAAGCCGTAGGTGATGTCGGGCCGGAGATCGCGTTCAGTTACAACGCGATTGTCGAGAATCTCCGCGTGCGCAGGATGGAGATGGAGTGACATGGAAGCCGGGAAACTTCGCTCATCGATAACGATCAATCAACCGGTGCGCAGCCGAGGGATGTCGGGAGAAGAAACCGTGACCTGGACGCCCCTCATTGCGCTTTTTGCGGAGGCTCAGCCGATCGGCGGCCGTGAATACTTTTCAATCGCAAAGCGCGTCGGCGAGGAACTCGCCCGTTTCGTGATTCACGCGCGGAGCGATATATCGACCGAGATGCGAATCGCACAAGGTTCCTTGACCTATGCCATCCGCGAAATCCGCCCATCGGACGACACTACGAAAATGATTCTGATCGGGGTGCGGGTATGAAAGCTGGGCTCATGCGCGACAGTGCGATATTTCAGGAGCCAGAGGAAACGCGCGGTCCCTCGGGCGAGATTGTCATGTGGTGGGAAAGCATCGCGACGAAATTCGTCCAAGAACGGGGGATTGGGATCGCCGAACGCGAAGCTATCGTTCACAAGATCGAAGGCGAAGTGAAACGATTTTCCACGCACTTTTTTAATGGCATCACCATTCGAGGCCGGATGCTCTACGAGGAAATGGCCTTTCCAATAGAGGCCGCTGTCGATCGAGATTTCAAGCATCGCGATCTGGACGTCTACGTGCGCAGCGATGCGGCTTTATATCCGCTCTTTTCTTACCGCTGGCTCGCAATGCAGGAAATCGCCGTTGGATCCTATGAGTTCACGTGGACAACTGACGCCTTTGCCACATCGAGGATTCGTCACCGCGAGGTGGGAACCGCCCCGTGGACGTATACCAGCCATCAGGCGGCGCGCTCACTCTCGCATTCCGCGCTATCCACCGGCTTCGCTGCCGGGAAAACTTATGAGTTCCAAGCATATGGGGAAAATCTTCAGGGTAAATCTCCCGGATATTCTTCGAGCAAACAATGGACAACGCCCGCCGCGGGCGCTTTGCATATCATTGGCGTCTCATTCCAGACTGCGGTAAAGGGTCGGATCGGCATCTCATACTCGACTAGCGAAGCGGCAAAATGCGCGGTCTATGGAACGCTCTATCCGGTGGAGGAAGTTTTCGATGACTGGTATCTGAACCAGGTGCAGCATGCCACGCACGCGCATGCAAAGACCGGACTCGCACTCGGAACCGAGTACGCGGTGAATATTCAATGCTCAACCGATGGGGGGCTTCTGGCGTACGCGCCGAGCCAAACCGGATACTACGTTATTCGTACGAGTGATGAGGGTGGGGGAAACGGTGGACTTGTAAAGACGGTCATGTAGCGAGGAGGTTGGAAATGCTTAAATCCCTGTTCTTTGTTTGCATGCTGTTGGCGTTCATGGCTCCAAGCGCCAGCGCGCAGATTATCCCGACCGACGTGCAGATCGGCAACGGATGGAGCGTCGACATCGATGCATCACTTCCCGTCGCGATGGTGATGGAATCGCCGGACGGCGGCTCGAGTCTCGTCGACGTGAGGCCAGTCATCGCCCTCGGCGCGGGGTTGTCGTGGTATTACTTCAGCCCGCAGAATCCCGAGCATGAGAAAATCGTCTCGATTAATTTCCCCGTCATCGCCCTCTCTACACGGATGGACGATCCGAAGACGCTCGATTTCATGATTATCTTTGATGTGGGGCTCTTCGACAATAAGGTGCGCTTTGGCGGGGGCTGGTGGGGCGGGAATCTCGATTACGATCGCACGCGCTTCTGCGGCGTGTTCTCTCTGGGTACGAACATTTTCTAGGAGGATTCGTGGCCACATCGCCATGGTTCGTTGATGTTCAGATCGAGGGCGTGAAGGAAACGACCGACCGCTTCGAGCGTTTGCGCAAGGCCCTCGGCGATGCAGGTCGCGAGGAGCTACGCGATACTCTTCTGGAGAATGCAGAAATCCTCAAGCGATGGATTGAGACATTCATGCCGCGACCGGTTACAGGAAGGCTCGCGCGGTCAGTCGGCGTCGGCTTGTACCGGAAACCGATTGTGGCATCTTTCGTCCGCATGGATTACAAAATCGCGCCGCACGCGCATCTCGTGGAATACGGCACATCGCATAGTGCGGCGCATCCCTATTTTCGGCGCGGGATCGAAACGGCCTGGCCGATGATATTGCAGAATATCGAGCGGAAGACGGAGTACGTCATCGCGAGAGCGGCGTGAGGTGAGACGGTGGACCTGATTGAAAGCCTATATGCGAGGTTGAAGGACAATGCGGGCGTAATCGCCGCGGCTGGCGTAGACGACGCGGGCGTGGCGAAGGTTTACCCCGTCATCGCTCCACAGTCCATTGATGCGCCCTTCCACGTATTCCAAGTCATTGCCGGCTTAACCGATCACGCGATGGTCGCCGATGGCGGCGTGCGGGGAACGCTTGTTCAATTCGCATCATGGGGCAAGACGCGTGAGCAATCGCGGGCGCTCGCTGAGGCCGTGAATGCATCTCTGAAAGATTTCAGCGGCGCGGCGATGGGCGGCACGGGCGGGGTCAATGTGAGTCGGATATTCGAGGAGACGGAATACTTGGAGGATTTCGAAGAAGGAGCGGCCCAAGAGGGCTTGTGGGTCACAAGGCAGGACATGACGGTCTGGTATGAATAGAGAAATGCAATTGGTAATCGCAGGACTCGAGAATGCGCGATCCGCTATTAATCTCGCACTTTCGACTATCGACGCGTTTTACACGAGCATGGAGAAGAAAGCGACGGAGAAGGCCTGTGAGCATCCAGAAGATAAACTCGAAAATATAGCGGGAATGGGAGAGCGTCCAACGTATCTCTGCACGATATGCAAAGAAATTGTAGTGCCTCGCGACGAGGAAGGCGAGGAGAAGGAGTTGAACAATGTCGAAGTTCATCCTTAAAGATCAGAAGGTTCTGCTCGGCAAGGAGAATCTCACCTCGATGATCAGGACATTCGGGTTCAGTGGTAAGGGCGAGAGTTTCGATGCGGTGACGCTCGGCATGAACTCAAAGGAGAAATTGGTCGGGCTCCCCGATGCTGAGCTTTCGCTGGAGGGATTTTGGGAGTCGGGACCCGGGTCCCTCGATGAGGCATTATTCACCGGTATCGGCTCGACGGAGGAGCCGATCGCAATCGTCTTATCCGAAAATGGAACGACGGGAACCTATGCGCATTTCTTCAAGGCGAAACATGGCACGCTAAAACTCTTTGGCGAGGGGAATCAGCCCTGCCCCTTCTCGGCGACGGCCGTATGTTCCGGGCGCCCGCTCAAAGGCTGGAATATGAAGCATGGGATAATCACAGTGGGAGCGAACGGAACGGGGATAGCTCTCGGCCCAGTAGGAGCTACGCAGAGCATGTTCGCGGGCCTATGCGTCACTCAAGCGACCGCCCTCGTGGGACTCATCGTAACGATCCAGAGTGACGACAATGCGGGATTCACTACGCCGACGACGCAGATGACATTCAGCACATTGGCGGTAACGGGAAGCCAACTAATGAGTGTCGCTGGCGCCATCACGGATAGTTACTGGCGGGCGGTATGGGCGCTCACGAGCGGATCGGCGGAAATCACGGTGGTACTAGGTAGAGCGCAAACGATTCTATAAGGCTAACAGACAGGGAAGGAGGGAAATC